CGTTAGAGTTACAGCAACAGGAGCAGTCTTCGCAGGTCGAACTAGACTTAGAGGAATTATTTTAGCATCTGACGGTGGTGGAGCAGGAACAATTATTCTGCAAGACAACACAGATAGCACAACTTTATTTCAGGCTGACGTTCCTAACGGTGATGTGTTTTCAACAAACATTCCAGAAGACGGAGTATTATTCCCTGGTGGAATGAAAGTTTCTACAATCACAAACATAGACGCAGCTACCATATTTATCGATAAGTAAGGTTAAAAATGGCTACATCAGGTACTACTTCTTTTGACCTTGACATAGATGAAATAATTCAAGAGGCATATGAACGTTGCGGTGTAACTGCAAGAACGGGATATGGTTTAAAAAGCGCTAGACGTTCTTTAAATATACTCTTCTCTGAATGGGGTAATAGGGGCCTACATTTATGGAAAGTAGCTTTGGCTTCTGTGCCTCTTGTAGAAGGTCAAGCAGAATATAATAATGCTAGCGATAGCACTAACTTTCCTAGTGATATTAATGAAGTATTAGAAGCCTATGTTAGAAATAATTCTACAGCTACAGCACCTGTTGATACACCAATTTCAAAAATAGATCGTTCTACATATTCTGCAATTGCTAATAAATTATCTAAAGGAACCCCTAGTCAATATTATGTAGATCGAACAACAACACCAAGTATTTTTTTATATCAAACACCTAGTAGCACTTTTTCAGGCTCTAGTTATTTATTGAAATTTTATTATCTCAAAAGAATTCAAGACGTGGGAGCATATACAAATCAAGGAGATGTTGTATATAGATTTATTCCCTGTATGTGTGCCGGATTAGCTTATTATTTAAGTTTAAAAATAGCTCCGGAAAGAACACAAAATTTAAAATTATTATATGAAGATGAACTAGCAAGAGCTTTAACAGAGGATAGCTCTTCAACTAGTACATATTTAACACCAAAAATATATTTTCCAACACTATGAGTAGTTTCGCAAGAGGTAAACACGCAAAAGCAATATCTGACAGAAGTGGTATGGCTTTTCCTTACAATGAAATGGTTAAAGAATGGAATGGTTCTTTAGTTCATATTTCAGAGTTTGAAGCAAAACAACCACAGTTGGAATTAAAAGCAGATTTAGCAGACGGAGAAGCATTGATGAACGCGAGAACAGATAGAACAGAACCTAGTGTTCCTGTGTTATTAGACTTTAATGCTTTTCAAACAGGTAGCGCAAGTTCATCAACCATTACAGTAACAGAAACAAGTCATGGAAGATCTACTGGGGATACTGTTCGTTTTAGAGATGCAACAACTTTTGATGGCATCACAGCTACTAATTTAAACAAAGCTGCAGGATACTCCATAACTAAAATCGATGCAGATAGTTATAGCTTTAGTGTCGATACGGATACAGCTACAGCGGGAAACACTAAGGGAGGAGGCGGAAGTGCTTCGGCAGGACCGGTAACAATTACACCATGAGTAAAACATTAAGTAATTTAAGAACAGATATTCGAAATTATACTGAGGTAGATGATAATGTTTTATCAGACACTGTCTTATCAACTATTATTACAAACGCAGAATCTAGAATTTTTAGAACGGTAGATTCTGATGATACAAAATTTTATGCAACTTCAGAAACTACAACTGGTAACAGATATATTACAGTTCCGGTAGGAACAATTATTATTCGATATGTACAATTAACAAATCCTAGTAGTTCTGATCAAGTTTATCTAGAACAGGTCGATAGTTCTTTTATGGCTGAATTTTTTAAAGATCCAGACAATTCAGACGACTACGCACAACCTAAATATTATGCTCAGTGGGATTCTGATAATTGGGTCGTAGCTCCTACACCTGATCAAGCTTATGCTTTGACTATGGCCTACATCAAAAAACCCGACAGCATTACAACATCAGATTCAACAACAACCTATCTATCAACTTATGCCTATGACTTATTGTTATATGCTTGCCTTTCAGAAGCCTTTAAATACTTGAAAGGCCCAACTAATATGTTAGATTTGTATGAACGTTCATATCAAGAAGCTGTTCAGACATTTGCTGTTGAACAACAAGGACGCAGACGCAGAGACGAATATACCAGTGGCGCTATCAGAACATTAATTGATGCTCCACTACCAAAGTACAAATAAGGAGTAACTAAATGGCAAATATCATACCTGACGCTTTTAAGGAAGAACTCTTAAAAGGCACGCATAATTTTGCATCTAGTGGAGGCGACAGCTTCAAACTAGCCTTGTACACCGACATCTCCGGTCTTACAGCATCTACTACTGCTTTTACTACAACCAATGAAGTGAGCACTTCTGGAACAAACTATACTTCCGGTGGAAACGCTTTAACAAACAATGGTGTGTCAACAGCAAGTAATACTGCTTTTATAGACTTTGCAGATTTAACTTTCTCTTCTGTCACATTAAGTGCAGTAGGAGCGATGATCTACAATGATGATAACAGTGATAAAATTTGTTTGATTCTAGATTTTGGTGGAACAAAGACAGCAACTAATGGAGACTTTATTATTCAGTTTCCGGCAGCTGGTGCAACAACAGCTATTTTTAGAATAGGATAAAAAATAAATGGCACTCATTGTTAATGATAGAGTAAAAGAAACAACCACGACAACTGGCACCGGAGATATTACATTCGCTGGAGCGACCACGGGATTTGAAACTTTTGCAGCAGGGATAGGTAATTCTAATACTACTTATTATTGTATTACACTTCCAGGAAGCGCAGAGTTTGAAGTTGGTCTTGGAACTTTAAGTGCAGATTCTTCAACAATGGCAAGAACTACTATTATTAGTAGTTCTAATAGTGATAGTGCTGTTAATTTTAGTGCGGGTACAAAGGACGTATTTTGTACATTACCGGCAAGTAAAGCAATTATCAAAGATGCTAATGGAGCTCTTGCAAGCACCACTATGTCAGGTGCTCTTGATCTTAATGGTAATGAATTAGTTTTAGACGCTGATGGTGATACAAGTATTACAGCGGACACCGATGATCAAATAGATATTAAAATAGCCAACGTCGATGTTGCTAATTTAACAACAGCAAACAGCGGTGACTTGGTTATTAAGACAGCAGTTTCAGATAAAGATTTTGCTGTTAAAGGAAATGACGGTGGTTCTGAAATTACCGCTCTTTCTTTAGATATGTCCGCAGCAGGTGCAGCAACATTTAATAGTGATGTGACTGTAGGTTCTTTATTAAAGATGCCTACCAATACAGCAAACAAAATTCTAGTAGCAGACGGCACAAGTTTTGAGGAAGTTGACCTTTCTGGAGATGCAACGATTGCATCTGGGGGAGCAATGACTTTAGCAAACTCAGGAGTGACCGCAGCTACATATACAAACTCAACTGTAACAGTAGACGCAAAAGGTAGAGTAACTTCTGCTTCTAGTGGCACAGCGGGTGTAGGAGCAGGCTTCGTGATTGCAATGTCCGTCGCGCTCTGATATAAAATGATTAAAAGGAGATAAACATTGGCCCAAGATTTTGAAAGAGCCGTAGCATATGATTCCGCAGGGGATGTCGATATTGGCACAACTGCGAGAACAATTATTACATCAAATTCAGACGATGCTGTTATTGGTATTCGACTCACCAACGTCACAACAGCTACAATTAAGGCAGATGTTTATATAACGAGCACAGCTAGTGGTTCTTCCGCTGATTCCTATATTGTCAAAGGAGCACCGATAGCTGCAGGAGGATCATTAGAATTAATTGACGGAGGCGCGAAAATTGTACTTTTATCGGGAGATATTTTGAAAGCAAAATCTGACACCGATGCAAGTCTCAATGTTTGGGTTTCTTATATTGATAGTATTAGTACCTAGGAGGTTATATGGGATATCTTGGTAATCCAGTCACAAAAAATTTTACAACCACAACCTCTGTTCAAACACTGACCGGAGACGGTTCTGTATCATATGCTCTTTCAGCAGCAGCCGCTGTCCCCGAAGATATTGCCGTTCTTCGTAATGGGGTGAGGCAGAAACCAACGACAGACTACTCAGTCAACGGTGCACAAATCACGTTCACTACAGCGCTAGCATCGACTGATACTTGCTTTATCATTTTCTTAAACGGAATTTTATTAGATCAAAACACACCCGGATCAAACTCCATACAACCGAGTATGATGTCCGTGTTCAATGGTGTGTATCAAAACTTACAAACGGTATCGTCTACCGTTACTGTAGCATCAACTGATAACGCATTCTTAGCAGGACCTGTGACCTTTACAGGCACTGTCGAAGTAGAAGGGAACTTAACCGTCGTATGAGTACGCTTGAAGTAAATACAATAGATACTATATCAGGAACAACTGATTTAACGATTGGTGGTTCTAATAACACTGGTTCTACTACAATCAAAACAAACAACACAAACGCAGTTACAATAGATAGCTCACAAAACTTAAAATTTAATTCTGGTTATGGTTCAGTCGCAACAGCCTATGGTTGTCGTGCTTGGGTAAATTTTAATGGGTCTGGTACTGTATCAATTAGAGGCAGTGGAAATGTAACAAGTATTACAGATGATGGTACAGGACTATATACAATAAATTTTACAAATGCTATGCCAGACACAAATTATACAGTCG